GGTATTACACCAAGTCTCTAAGTGCAAGAGGTAAAAATTACTCGAAAAAAAGTGTGACATTAGGTAGTTATATATTATATAGTAGTAGGCTATTGTCGCATTTTTCTATGCTCACTTATTTGATCGAATGCACCGCTTTTGCCATTAATTTTAATTCTCGGTAAACTACTAAAATTACTTTGTGATGAAATTTTCTCATTGTTATTATTTTTTTTATTCACATATATTATCCATCACCGATCGTAATACCTTTGTAAAAAATGCTATACATAATTTACCGAATGGATGAAGATAGATCGTTAAATATAGTGTAGGACGGAGTCTACTCTTCCGATAGTATTCCAGTATCAGGCCCTTGTTCAATTATATTATCTTAGGTGGATCGTAGTTGTTTTGTAAAACTTTATATTAGTTATTCACCAAAAGTGCTATACAGCGTTGCTATACACGCTTCGCGTGTTTCACTGCTAGAACCCAGCAATCTCTTCGAGTTCTACTCTATCTAACTCTAGTAGTTCCGTTAGACATAGATCAGTGTTCGCCATTGCTAATTCAATTAAGTATTCGTAAGTTGTATTCATAATGTTATTTGTTTTCGTTTAACCAATTTTCTATTCTTTGTTGTTCGATCGATAGCTCTTGATCTTTATTGATCCTTGTCAACTGGACGTATTTAGAGCTGTCTGGGTTAGTTATTATTTGTTTAGTGTACATTTATTCGTTCATTAATAGGTTTATTGTACATTTATTTGTTCAAGACGTCTCTCGACGTTTCGGCTATTTAAGCCTCATCAGTTGAACTTACTTCAACCTCTAAGTCTTCAAACTCACCTAAGTGTCTAACATTAGTTGGTAAGTTAGTTGATTGAGACCAATAACCTCTTTTGATCCAACAAGGCATTATACTTAGTTTAGGTAACATTACTTTTAATACTTCATCATGGTTGTAAGTAACTTTTTGATTTTTGTTGTTTACAAAGGTGATGATTTGATTTCGGCCTAACCAACTTTTTCTTACTACGAAATTCTTTTTGATCATAGGTGGGAAGATTAAAGCTTTTTCTTCAGTAGTCATGTTTGCGATTGCTTGGGTAATTAATTCTTGATTTGTCATAATTTATTTATTTAATTGTTATTATTTATTTTCGTTTATATTATCGTTTATAGTTCGTATTTAATTTGTAGATTTTTAACTTTCTAATGCTAATTTAAATAATGCTTTTAAGCTTTCTAATTCAGCTATATCAGCTACGTAATCAATATTGTACTTTTTCATATTGAAATCAAACATAAAGATCTTATCTTCAATCATTTCAATTAATAATTCTACCTGTTTGTTGCTAATTGTACTTTCCATAATTTGTTTATTTTTAGAATTCAAATTGTTTAATTATAATTTCAATAGCTTCTTTTTTAGTAATTGGAGATAAGCCTTCACTTTCACTATCTTCATCACTATAAATTCCATTTGGATCATTCCACTCTAATACTTTTATTAAAGTTTCTCTACTCATTTGTAACATTTCTTCTTTAGTTAAATTTTGATACATTTTATTTAGTTTTAATTATTATTTATTTTCACTTATATTATCTAAAATACTTCGTATTTAGTTTGTAGATTTTTATTGTATTTTATTATTTGTTTTTAAAATAGAGTCAATTTCATTTTGAGTTAAATTAAGTAACTTTTCATTTTGAAGATAATAAAATAAAGCATTTGTTATATTATTATAATCATTTTGGTTTAAGGTAATTGTTTTAGTATTTGGCATTTTATTTATTTTTTATTCACTTATATTATCTAAAAGACTTCGTACTACCTTTGTAAAAAAGCCAAAATATATTATTAAAAAAAATAGTTTCGAAATTAGTAGTTTCGCTGAAATATATTCAGAAAAAGGCAAAAATTTCTGAAAAAAATGCAAAAATGATATGGGGGGTGGTAAAAATAAAAGAATTTCCCAATTTTAAAAAAAAAAATGTATAGCGTAGCGTAACACAAAACTTCTATATATCTGACAAAAAATTTTTTACTATTTTTTTTGCATTGCATAAAGTATGACAATAGGTTATTATATATAATAGTAGGGGGCTATCGTCACGTTTTTAAAACAGATTAAAACACGTAATCATACATTGTATGAGACAACAACTTTCACCATCCGCTAAAAGAGCTAAGGCTGCTAGAGATAAAGCTTATGCAATGTCACCTGCTAGGAAGGCAAAAAAAGCGCATTCCCAGAAGAAGAGAAGAGAGAATCCTCATGAGGCTAAGGGACAAGACTATGATCACAAGCGTCAAAGATTTGTTTCTGTAAAATCTAATAGAGGTAATGAGGGGCTTGGTACGAGAAAAGAAAGCGGTAATAATTATTCAACAAAAACATAATATAACATGGCAAGAATATCCCAGTATCAGGTAGATACAAACATAAGTGATAACGATCAACTGTTAGGAACAGACGCGGAAGACGCTAACTTAACTAAAAAGTTTACAGTTGGTGATTTATCTGCATATATAAATGGACAAAGCTCAGGCGCTCCAGGAAGTGGAACTGTAACATCTGTAACAGGGACTGGTACTGTGAGTGGTATAACATTGTCTGGTAATGTAACTAGCACAGGTAGTTTAACGTTAGGTGGTAGTTTAAGTCTAACAAGCCAAGAAATTATAAACTTCTTAGGATATACCCCTTCATCTTTTGATGGAGCTTATAACAGCTTAACAGGGAAACCAACAATACCTGCGGCTTCTGCTATTTTAGCTAATTCTGGTACGCCTACTTTAGCTACTGGTATTACAGCTGAAGAAATTAGGACTTTAATAGGTGCAGGTGATGGTTCAGGGTCTATAGAGAGCGTAACAGGCACAGCGCCTATAGTTAGTAGTGGAGGAACTACCCCTGCAATATCTATTAACGCAGCTACTACAAGTTCTGCCGGTAGTATGAGTGCTGCTGATAAAACCAAACTAGACGGTATTGGTAGTTTTGATGATTATGTTCAAAACTCAGAAGACATATATACAACCACGTCGAAAATAACTCAAATAATATCTTTAACGCAAGCAGAGTACAACAATATAGGTACGTATGCTCCAGGAACTTTATATGTAATTCTATAATGGCAGAAATCAATATACGCTACCCAAGTACTATGACTGCGTTGTTCTCGGGAGACTTAAAAGTAGGAGACGTAGATGTTAAAAAGATAATGTATGAAAATCAAATAGTTTTTCCTGCATCAGAGTATCTTTGCTCCATCGGTGATGTTGTTATAGGCACTCAAACGTGGATGGGTTGTAACTTAAACGTTGATGTATATAAGAACGGTGACGCAATACCTAATATTACAAGCGCACAAGGTTGGAGAGACGCTGAGGATCAAGGTTTAGGTGCTTGGTGTTATTACGACAACGACCTAAATGTAGGTAGAACAAGTGGTAAACTTTATAATAAATTTGCTCTTCTGGATCCTAGAGGTATAGGTCCAGATGGTTACCATTTACCTTCTGTGTCTGAGTGGAATACCTTAGTGGCTTACGCGGGAGGTGGAAGTAGTTTTGCTGCTTCTGAAAAACTAAGATCTACAAGCTTTTCAGGAGGTACTAATGAAACAGGTTTTAGCGCTGTGCCTGGAGGTTATAGGAATACTCAAGGTACGTTTTTTTCAAAATATAGCGAATTTAGATTTTGGCTTTTAGATGGTAACGAAAACAGAACCATACAATCAAGCTCTCCGTATATAAGCAGTGGAACGGCAGCTCCTGCGCATGGGTTTTCCGCAAGATTAATAAAAGATTAAATAAAATAAAAATATGGCAAGAATAAGCACATACGGTGTTGACGCTAAACCTGAATTAGGGGATAAAACGATAGGTACTGATGTTGCACCGGGAGCTAATCTAAGAACTAAGAACTATTCGTTATTAGACATGATCAATATGTTTAGTAAAACCAATAGCTTAGGGGTTGCGGATCAAGTACTGTATTTTTTTCAAACAAACATTTCAGAAGGTAGAGACGCTGGTACAATTAGTTTTGAATCAGGAGGTGGTGTAGGTAAACCATTTTCAGAGGTTACTTCTTTTATTATTAGCAAGACACTCATCGGTTTAAAAAACGTAGATAAATACATGCCGCTATTTGAAGGTAAAAGTATAATCTTGGCTGAGCTAAATGATATAAATAAATTTGGTACTTATGTAGTAGAAGCTATCGTAGAGCACCCTACTGAAACAAATTTCTTTGTTGTTACAGTAACCAACATAGAGTCGAATGGCGTGATGGCTATAGACGCTACTTATATTTTTAGTGAGTTTGCTAGACCTATAAGTAACGATGATAAAACATTTGTTTTTAACCAACCGGTAGCGGTCGCTACTTGGAATGTAGAACACAACTTAGGTAAATTTCCATCTGCTACTGTAACGTTATCTACAGGACAGCAGGGTTACACTGACGTAACATATATAGACGAAAATAATTTAACAATAACATTTGCCTCTGCTGAGTCAGGTAAGGCTTATTTAAACTAAAACTATGGCAATACCATTTTTAAACAATATCAATCTTAGCAATAATGAATTATGGAATGCTAGATTACATAATACAGGATCAGCTAATACAAACCCTGGTCAAATATACTTTGATACAGCAGATAACTTAGCTAAATACTATTCTAATGGTATAGATACTTGGGTGTCTTTAAAAGATTATAGTTTTAGCAATGGAACGTTTGTAAACTTATCAACTTCAGGTACAACAGCAAAGCCTATTATAACAGCTGATTTATCAGCAACAGGTACCGCTGACTCTTCAACTTTTTTAAGAGGTGACAACACCTGGGCTACTGTAGTTCAAGAAAATGATTTTTTAACTGGGTTGAGCTTTAATACAACCGATGGCATATTAACAGCTACTGTTCAAAATCAATCAGATGTAACTGTTGACTTAGATGGTAGGTATGCTTTACCTAGTGACATTATAACGTACGATTTAGATTCTATTCAGGTAGGTTCTGATGTTGCTATTACTTTAGTTGGTGGTGGTGATGTAGATACAGTCACTTTAGTTGCGGGTACAAATATAACATTGACCGACAATGGCTCTGCTAATATAACCATAGATGCTGCTAATGTTGACCAAACAGTAACACTTTGGGGAGATGTAGAGGGCACAGGTACTACATTAATAGAGACAACAATATCTGATGGTGTTTTAGATGTTGCTAACTTTAACGCTTCAGCTATTGTAACAGCTGCTGAAGGAATTGAGAATAACGACAATGATACCACACTACCAACCTCTGCTTCAGTTAAAGCTTATGTAGATGCTTCAGTTGTAGGTGGTTTAGTTTACCAAGGTGGATATAATGCAGATACAAACACACCAGATTTAGACGCAACCCCAGTCGCAGGTATCAAGAAAGGTTGGACGTATACAGTTACTGCGGATGGATTATTCTTCAATGAGGAACAAGTTAGAGTTGGCGACGTATTAATTGCTGAGATTGATTCACCAACTACTTTAGCTGATTGGACAACGGTGGAAAATAACATCGACTTAGCTAGTGAAAGTCAAATAGGTATTGGTAACGTTGCGGCAGGTCCTGGAGTTGATGTTTCTTACACGAGCGGAACTGCTACAATATCTTTAACAACTGTTGCTGCAAGATCAGGAAGCATAGCCGTACCTACCTCAACAACATACACATACCCTAATAGTATAACGGCTTCTAGCACTAACAACGTATTAATACAATTGGTTGATTCAAATGGTGAAACAGTTTATGCTGACGTACAAAGACTAAGCCCTACAACATTTTCTGTTAACTATGGCGTTGCAACTCCAACAGGGGTTATTGCTTTGATACAGTTAATAGGTTAATAATAATAAAATATAATTTATGGCGAATCGCTTTTTAAATAATATACGAATAAACGACTCGTATACATTGCCATCAGCAGATGGTAGTACGAATCAGGTTATAACAACAGATGGAGCTGGTAATCTTTCTTTCATCGATGTTAACTCTGTTATAGACACCGCTACTGGTGAAGTTTATTACACGGTAAAAAATAGTACTGGATCTACACTATCAAAAGGTAAAGCTGTTATGGCTGTTGGCAGCGACGGTAACTCTGGTCATATTTTAGTTGACGAGATGATTGCTGACGGTTCAATAGAGTCAAAGTATTTTTTAGGTGTGCTCGCGGAGAATATAGGAAATGGTAATACTGGTAAAGCAATTCATTTTGGGCTAATAAGTCAGTTTAATACCAATGGTCAGAACGGTGAAACATGGGATGATGGACAGATATTATGGTGTGATCCAGCCAACCCTGGTGATTTTACAATAACAGAACCTGACGGGCCGAACGTTAAGGTGGCTGCTGCGTTTATATTAAACTCGTCTACAAACGGTAAGATACAAGTAAGGGTACAAGCAAACGAGGGTATACACGACCTGCACGATACAAAGATAACATCTCAGGTAGATGGTGACGTATTAGTTTGGGATAACACTACAGGTGTTTGGTTCAATGACAGCACTTTAAATGTAGACTACACTAATGGAAACGTAGGTATTGGAACGACTAGTCCTGGTAGCAAACTTACAGTAAATGGAAGCACAGAGTCTATTAGTTTAAATACAGATCATTTTAGAGCAAGATACAATTCTACCTATTATACTGACTACTCTACGAATGGTGTTAGATTTAATGGTACAAACCAAACTTACTCATTTATACAGAACGGGACAAACCGTATGAGCATTAGTGCATCGGGTAACGTAGGTATCGGAACGACTAGTGCCGTAAATAAATTGCAAATAGATGCATCGTCAGTAGCTGATATTGCGGGTGTCTCTGTTAGCAGTTCAAATAGTTCTACGTCTACCCAAATTGGTTATACAGCAAACAATGTTGATGGATCGACTTTATTCATGGGAGTTAACGGCTATGGTTACACAGGTGGACTTGGTTCTAATTATGCTGGAGCTGTTATTAGCACAATAGAAGGAGCTCAACCGTTAGTTTTAGGTACTGATTCGACAGAAAGAATCCGTATTACAGAAACAGGTGACGTAGGTATAGGTACGAATAGTCCAGGGCAGAAATTAGATGTCAATGGAGTAATCGCCGCTACAGGAGGAAACTCAACTCAATGGAATACAGCTTACACTGATAGAAATAAATGGGATGGCGGTGCAACAGGTTTAGTTGCTGCTACTGGTAGAACTTCACTTGAATTAGGTGCTTTAGCTACTTTAAACTCAGTTAATGCTGCTACAATAACTGATAACTCAGTTGGTGCAGCTGAGCTAAATGTTAGTGGGAATGGAACAACCGCTCAATACCTTAGATCAGATGGTGATGGTACATTTACCTGGGCAACACCTACTAATACAACATATACAGCTGGCACTGGTTTAAAATTAGAATTAGAAACTTTTAGACTAAACGGGGGTGAAATACCTGGAAGTGTAGATTTAAACACGTATAGAACTACGGGGATATTTTGTCAAAATTCTAATGCCGACGCGGTTAGTGGCTCTAACTATCCTGTAGCTCAAGCGGGTATTTTAGAAGTATATAACGACGACTACGGTAACGGTTTATTTACAGTACAAAGATATAGCAGGTATAATTCTATAAATGTATATCAAAGACAATATTATAATGGCACGTGGACCGCTTGGAGAGACTTAACTCAAGACACAAATACAACATATACAGCTGGAGGAGGTTTAACTTTAGCAGGAACGGAGTTCAGTCATACAGATACCTCTTCACAAGCTTCTGTGGATAATGCCAACGGCGTAGTTATACAAGATGTTACTTTAGATACATACGGTCACGTAACAGGACTTGCTTCTGTAAATTTAGACGGTAGGTATTATACTGAAAGTGAAGCGGACGGTAGATTTGTAAACGTCACTGGTGATACAATGACTGGTTCATTAAGATTGCAAGCTGATTTAAACTACTTTGGCTTAGCAACTATTAATAATGAAGCAGAAATTGTAGTTAATACTGGGGAAGGTGGAAGTCCTCAGATTGGGTTTACTGACCACGGAGATGCTTCTTGGGCTATAGGTGTAGACGACGGGGATAATTCCTTTAAGATACATGGTACCGCGAATGCTGTAATACCTACTATAAATAATCTTGCAACTCCTATATTTGAACTTACTACCTCTGGGTTAGGTTATTTCGGAACACAAAGAATATTTGCAGATAACTACCATCCAAACGCAGATACTTGGACTACATCTAGAACATTAAGCTTAACTGGTGATGTTTCAGGTTCAGTATCTTGGAATGGTTCAGCTGATGCTTCTTTAAGTGTTACGGTAAACAATGACAGCCACGAGCATAGTTATATAAAAGCGGGTGGTGATGGTCCAAGTACAGAAGATTTAAATTCAGTAGCAAATAGTGTTACTGTAGGTAGATTATCCTATAGGGGGTATAATTTATCTTCTACGAATAGACCTCCAGCAAATGATAATGCTAATGGAGTTATAACCGTAGGTCAACACAATGGAGGATATAACGCTCAAGTAGCTTTTTCTTCTGACGGAAATATGTACTGGAGAGACAATCCTGGTTCTACTAACGGTTCTTGGAGAACGATGTGGGATTCAGGTAATGATGGTTCAGGTTCGGGTTTAGATGCTGACTTACTAGATGGACAACACGCATCAGCTTTTGCACCGGTTTCACATACGCATACATGGGCAAGTATACCAAATAATTCTGTTAATGGCTGGGGAGGATTAAGACATCAAACAAATAGTGGGTATATAGATTTCGGGCCTGCTAATGGTAGCTATGCTCATATATACACGGATAGGCCTAATTTTTACTATAATAAAGATATACTTGTAAATGGAGTTGTAGTTTTGAAGGGATCAGGCACAACAAACTACTTATCTAAATTTACAGGTTCTACAACGTTGGGTAATTCATTAGTCTACGATAATGGCACTAACGTAGGTATCGGAACGACTAACCCTGGAGCTAAGCTAGAAGTATACGGTTCATCCCCTAATATATTAATAAACAATACAGATGAAACAGACTCAGGAATAGTATTTGGAGATTCACAGGCAGGAACAGATCAAAGGGCTGCTATAAAATTTAACTCCAGTGACGAGAAGTTAAAGTTCTTTGTAAATGATGAGACGGCTCAAAGAATGGTTATAGACACTTCAGGTAACGTAGGTATCGGAACAAATACCCCTGGCTACACTTTAGACGTTAACGGTTCATTACATTCAACAAGCCTTAATATAGCTGACGCTATTTACCACGAGGGAGATACTAACACTTACATTCAATTTGTAGCTAATGACACAATAAGATGGGTTACAAGTGGATCTGAAAGAATGAGGTTAAATTCTGCTGGTGGATTAGGTATTGGAACTTCAACAATAACAACAGGTAGAAGTTTAGATGTAAATGGTAACGCTTTAGTAAGAAGCAATCTTTATATAGGACCTACCGGTGGTAGTGCTTCAGCCTACTCTTTAGAAATAGGTCAAGGCAGATCCGGAAATGGATTTGCAATTATAGATTTGTCAGGTGACGCTACTTATGGAGGAGATTTTAGTTTGAGAATAATTAGAGGAAATACTGGTGCAAATGCCACGTCTCAAATAATACATAGAGGTACTGGAGCTTTCTCTATAGAAACTTTAGAAAACGCTAATATATTATTAAACCCAGGTTCTGGTAGAGTAGGTATTGGATCTTCTAACCCTGGTAATAAACTGTACGTTACAGATAGCAGGGCAGGCGCTAATGCTCCTGCTGACTTAGCTGCAATCCATGGGTACAATAGTAGTACTGACACTTCTACTGCTAACTCTGTTGGAGTAGCTGGAACATCACTAACCACTAGCGGTAAAGCTATATACGGTAATGCTCCTAACGGAGGATGGGGTGGCTATTTTAATGGAAAAGGATTTTTTGATAACACAGTAACTGCAACTAACTTTATACTATCTTCCGATAAAACATTAAAGGATAATATCAGTGATATAAACACGGATCACGTAGATGTTAAATGGAAGAACTTTGAATTAAAGTCTGAACCAGGAGTCAAAAGAGCAGGGGTTGTTGCACAAGAGTTAGAAGAAAAACATCCTGAGTTTGTTAGAACAGATAAAGACGGTATAAAATCCGTTGCATACATAGATTTATTAATCGCTAAGATAGCTGAGTTAGAAGCTAGATTAGAAAAACTAGAAAAATAATGGCAGTACCAAATACTACTAACTTTACATTACTAGACGTTGCAAACGAAATAAATCCTCCAGATAGATCTCTTAACGGATGCTTTGTTGCTTCGAGATCAGCAGGTTTTGTATCTTCGTATGCTGGATCTAAAAATCAGTTATCTAATTTTAGAGGTTACAATCATTCTACTACATATTATTAAAAATGAATATACCAAAAAAAATACATCAAATCTGGATTGGCCCAAGGAAGCTTCCTGAGAAGTATGTTGAAATGACCAATGAAATTAAAAATATGCATCCAGAATGGGAGTATAAGTTATGGACGCACGATGAGTTATTTAACGGCTTATATAAGGACGATATTTTCTTACAAGCTTATATTAAAGATACAGATAACTTTAAATGGGCTTTCATAACAGATAGAATAAAGCTACTCTTATTAAGAGATTTTGGAGGTGTTTATATAGACGTAGACGCTAAATATATCAAACCTTTTGATATAGTTATGGAAAAGCTGGAGGATAAGCATACTTTCTTTGCGGGTATGAAAACATACGATGTTCAGTCATCATTGATAGAATGTGCGGTATATGGAGCGGCTCCAAATAGCAGGCTTATTAATCTATGTTTAGATTTTTACACAGACACCAGATGGGCACACGGTTGTATGGATTTTAGCAATGTTATCATACATAACTTAGAGGATGATGCTTTGCTGCTAAACAGTAAATATTTCTACAGCTTAGAAGAGTTTGAACAAACAATAGTGTTACACGAGCCAGAGGATATAAGACTTTATTCCCACTCGGAAGAAAATAGTAAAAAAGAAGAATATTAAAAAAAACAATTATGATTACTTACAAATGGATTTTTAGTGCATTCGATTGCAAAGTTAGCGAAGAAGGAATGCAGGATGTTGTAACTACAGTACACTGGAGATACAATGGAACAAACGAAAATGGTATATCTGCAGAGGTATACGGAGCGCAATCAGTTGGAACACCAACACCTGACGCATTTACACCATACCCAGAACTTAGCGAAGAGCAGGTTATCGGATGGATGGAAAGCGCTATTGATATGGAGGCTATGAATGCAAACATAGACGCTCAGATAAAAGCTATCGTTAATCCTGTGAATGTAACACTGCAAGCTCCTTGGAATACAAACCAATAATCGGCACGTAAGATTTTTAAAATACAGGTGATTATACTACTATAATCAAATAAAATTAAATGGAATTCAATAACCCAAGTGAGATAGTAAAGACACTAACTTTCGGTAACGAAGCTAGTGATCAAATAATGGAAGGCGTCAAAAAATTAGCAAACGCAGTAAGCTCAACATTAGGAGCCTCTGGAAAATGCGTTATTTATGAAGATGCTACAGGAAAACCGGTGATAACAAAAGACGGAGTAACCGTTGCAGAAAGCGTAGTCTTATTACATCCGGTAGAAAACATTGGAGCAACCCTTATAAAGGAAGCTGCAAGAAATACTGTAAAAGAAGCAGGAGATGGAACAACAACATCAACAGTCCTAGCTTATTCCTTGTTAAAAACAGTTAATGAAAAAGCTGGAGACGAAAAATTAAGATCTTTGAAGGCTGGAATCATTAGCGGAGCGGAAAAAGTGAAAAACTATTTAGAGAAATCTAAAATAGAAGTAAAAGGCGAGATGTTAAAAAACGTAGCTACTATTAGTTGTAATAACGACAAAGAGCTAGGTGACAAGATTGGTGAAGCTTATGAAAAAGTAGGTAAGAACGGTGTTGTGCTAATGGAAGAATCTGATACAAACGAAACTTACGTAAACTTTGTGGAAGGTGTACAATTTGATAGCGGATTAAAATCTCCGCATTTAGTAACGGACAGAGACAAGCACACGGCTGTTTTAGACGATCCTTACGTACTTATTGTGTCTTCACCTATTCCTAACATAAGAAAAATACAAAGTGTCTTAGAACACGTTATAAAGAACAAAAAAAGCCTTTTGATTGTTGCGGCAGTAGAACAGCAACCATTTGCAACTTTATTATCAAACAAAGTAAAAGGCAATATAAAAGTAAATATAGTAGACGCTCCGGGGTTTGGACCTACTAGGCAAGAAACATTAGAGGATTTAGCGTTGCTTACAGGTGCTACAATAATAAACGAAGAGCTTGGTGACGATTTAGATTTAATTAGCCCGGAAGTTTTAGGTTATGCTAAAAAATCTGTAACTGATGATAAAACAACAGTATTGCAGACTTTAGAAGAAATTGATGTAACAGAAAGAGTACTTGATGTAACTAAAAAATTAGAAAGCGAATCAAACCCGTTTTTTAAGAAAAAATTAGAGCAGCGATTATCTATGTTAACCGGTAAAGTTGGAGTTATATATGTAGGGGCTGATTCTAAGGTAGAATTAAAAGAAAAGAAAGACAGAATAGAGGATGCAATTTACGCGACAAAAGCTGCTTATAAAGAAGGTATTGTTGCTGGAGGTGGTATAGCTTTGCTAAATGCTTCTAACAATTTAAAGCCTTCTAATAAGGGAGAAGAAATTCTTTTTGAAGCTATTAAAGCGCCTTACTATACTATACTAGATAATGCTGGAATTATTGAGGTTAAAAAACCTGCAGGTAAAAACAGGGGTATCGATGTTAAATCAGGCAAGGAAGTTGATATGATAAAAGCAGGTATTATAGATCCTGTATTAGTTACAAAATCTGCGCTTAAAAATGCAGTTAGCGTAGTTACAACTATAATATCAGCCGATTGTGTAATAAGTAATAAAAGATTAGCATAATGAAAGCAATTAATTATTATTTAGTAATCGAAAAAATAAAAGAAGCTCCTAAGGTAGTCGGCGGGATTGAAATGACAGAAAAACAAGACAGCGACATTAGGTACTTAAAAGCTAAAGTTATAAGTGTTGGAGATAAGGTAGTAGGTGTTGAAGAAGGTGATTTTATAAGATATGACAAGCACGCAGGGCATGGTATTGAATGGGACAATAAGTTATTCCATGTTATATCCGCGGGTGATATAGTTATTGTAGAATGAGGTTAACACCGAAGGACCTTAAAGATATGAATTTACTTAAGTATTACAGGCTCGTCAGAAGATGGGCTTGTAAAACTTATAATCTTACGGATGCAGAACTTGAATTATTAATATATTTAGATTGCAAAGACTTTTTTACACGTAATGAATTTATAGATGGCACTTACACATATAGCTGGGACAAAGAGAGATGGGGTAAGCTAAGGAAGGAAGGTTGGATTGATGTTTTTAAAGAAAGAAACCGAACGTCTTCTAAGTATGCAGTTTATAAAGTTTCTAAAAAATGCAAGCTTCTAATAAGAAGAATATATAGGATATTGCTAGCGGAAGAAGATCTGCCTACGTCGGAAAGAAGCGTATTTTACAATAACAAAACATATACATCGAAGGTATTTAATAAAGCTATAGATGATATGATAAAAGATAAAGATAGATAATGGGTTTTAAATTAAAAGATTTTTCGGAGTTAGTTGGTATTGATAAAGAAACATCAACGTACAATACGCCGGTTTTTAAAAAAAATTTAGAAGGTGGTATATTAGGGGAGGCTAATAATGATGGAACTATATTTATAGATAAATCTTTAAACGGAGAAGATAAGAAAAAAGCCGTGAGTCACGAAAAAGTTCATTTGGATCAAATGGCTCAAGGTAGACTTCAATATGATGATAATACGGTTACGTGGAAAAAAGATACTAAATCTCCAGCTAGGGTATATCAAAGAATGAACGGACAACTAATAGATAAGCAAACAGGTAAAAGTGCTCAAGAAGGCGGGGATTTTGAATGGGAGCGTGAAGCGTATAACAAACAATAATAATATGAGATCTAAACCAATCACAAACAAAGCATCAAGTGCTTGCAAAATTAATATGGGCCTAGTGTCCGGGCAGGCTGATTTAGGAAATTCTAAAGGATTTGTTGACTACAGCAAATTGATGGAAGACAAAATGAAAAGCAGAGGTGGTGATATTGTTTCTAAAGAAGATATTTTAAAATCAGACAGCACTGAAACAGACATCACCGAAACAAAAGAATAATATAAATAAAAAATTGTAAATATTATGAGCAACTTACCAATTACCAGTAGAATAAAACGTTCGCCCTTACTTCTAGAGTATATTGATCCAGAAAATCCAAACGTTACTGTAGGTGGAGTAACTAAAGGACCAGACAAAACGGTTACTACGTTGGGAGAATCAAAATATAACTACACAGGACCTTTAGACACCTCTGGCGACTATTATAAAAAATTAGCAAAGGAAGAAGGTTTTCAAAACTTTAAGGGCACTATAAAAGAATACGAGCAGTCTAAGCTTAAAAAAATGAGCGAAGCTGGCAACTCTAATGTTAAAGAAGAAAAAGGCGAATCTAGTACTACTATAGTGCCAGGAGCAACAACAACGTGGGAAGGCACTCTAAAAAAAGCAACAACAGGGGACGTAATGCAACCTTGGGAAGTTCGCCAAATGTCTCGCACAATCAAAAAAGAACAAAGAGATATTCGTAGAGCCAGCCAGAAGCTAGAGAAAGCTAACAAAAGAGGTAATACAATTAAAGCTGCGGAAGCCCAGGCTGAACTTGACGAATTCCAAGCAATGGCAACTAGAAATAAAGCAGCTAGAGCGTCTGGTAAAAAAGGAGGTTCAATTGGTGTTGATACAGGACAGACAAATATGTTACAAGGTAACTTAACTAAAGAAGAGCAAGAAACGATGTTAGCGGAAGCAGCCGCAAGAAAAGCCGGAGTAATTACAGCTAAGAAAGACGAACAAAAGAAAATAAGAAAAGAAGGAGAAGCTGGATGGGATGCTGATGATGAAGCTAGAAAAAACAAAACAGGCATATATGCCCCTAAAGAACCATCACCAGCAGGAATGAAACCTAGTGCTTTTAAAATGTATGCAAAAAGCCCAGCTACCAAAAAATTGCAGGGTGCTCAAAATACATTACCTCAACATTTGCAAGATGCAATTAAATCAGCTCCTGGCAAAATGAAAGCTCCGCTAAAGAAAGGATATTTTAAAAAATAATATTTATGGCATACATTCAATCTAACTCACCTTTTGCTAAAAAAGGAGACGCTCCTTCCCGTAAAAAATCTAAAGGATATTATAACGAAGCAAAACCTACAGGAACCGGTGCTGCAGCGGGAGGTGGAATGTCACAAAAAGGAGTAAATAAATATAAAGCTGATAATCCAGGCAGTAAACTACAAACAGCAGTTACAAAACCGCCGTCTGAATTAAAGCCAGGTAGTAAAGATGCTAAGAGAAGAAAAGCTTTCTGTGCAAGATCTAAAAGTTGGACTTCAGAAAGAGGTAGAGCAGCTAGAAGAAGATGGAATTGTTAAAAATAAATAAATAAATAATCATGGCATATAAACAAAAAGGCTGTACTCCAATTACGGCAAAACTACAAAAAACAACTAAAGGAGGAATGGTTCAACAACCGTTACTTAATATGGGTGCGCCTGTAAAGATGAAAATGACATCTCCAGCTAAACAAGGCGGAAGACCTCGAGTTGCTGCTAAGCCAAAGGCTGAAGAAAAACAATCAGAATTTACAAATCTGACATTTAAGCAGTACAGAGAATCTGGGTTAATGAAACCGGAAGATGAAAAGTTCTACAAAGGGAGCGGCACGAAACGGGTTAAAACTGCTGATATATCCAAAAATAAAAACAAGAAAGATATTGCTATTGAAAAAGTTGCTGGAGGATATTTTGGTAATACTTTAGGAAAAGATAAACCTAAAGATTCGAACAGAATAGACTTTCCTATGGAACCTAAAAAAGATAACAAAAAAGATAACAAAAAAGAAACAGTCAATGTTATAAAAAGAAAAAAGGTAGAAGCAATAAAACCTAACGTGGAAGCTAAAACAGTTTCTATGGAAACTAAGTCGGAAATAGTATTACCTAAAAAAGCGGTAGAGGTTAAAAACATAGAGAAAGCTGAAAAGAAAATTGATATTGCTGAAAATAAAGAAACCAGAGCAGCTAAGGTAAGAGCTAAAGGAGAAAAAGCACTTGCTGAAGGTAATAAAGGCAAAGCTTTAAGGTTAAAGAGAAGAGAGGAAAGAATATTAAAACGTGCTCAAAAGAAAAGAAGTCAAGCTTCAAAAGCTATAGAGCCTAATTAGAATTAGTTAGTCATGAGTAGAAAAGAAAAGTTGGACTTATTTCTATCTAGATGGGTAAGTAGAAAATTAACAGTATTTGTGATAGCTTCCGTTGCTTTATTCAGCGGAAGCATTGAATCAAATGACTGGGTCATAGTTGCTACAGCTTATATATCTTTGCAAGGAATAACCGATATTGTTGAAAAACTTTACAACGCAAAAAAATGAGCCTAGATGACATAAGACTTTATACGTTAAACGCTTCGGCAATGGCGGTTTCCTTCACAAACGCAGAGAGAGCATTGAAGATATTATTATTGACAGTTTCAATTATTTATACAGTATTGAAAATAATTGAAATTAAAAACAAAAAAGATGAAGCTAACAAGTAATTTTAGCAAATCTGAATTTGACAGCAAGGATGGTGCTGAAATGCCAAAAGATGTTTTAGCAAATGTCAAAAAGTTAGCTAAAGCGTTACAAGTCCTTAGAGACAACACTGGTAAAAAAATAACCATAAATAGTGGATATAGAAGCCCTTCTCATAATAAGAGCATCGGAGGAGCATCCAAATCGCAACATCTTTTAGGTAATGCTTCTGATATTGTTTTGGAGGATCATACCCCTAAGCAAGTTTATGAATTGATAGAATTACTTATTGAAAAAGGCGAGCTTCCTGAAGGTGGTTTAAAGGCTTATAGTAACTTTACGCATTACGACATTCGTGGTAAAAAAGCACGTTGGTGATGAAAAAAATAATCTTGCTACTTTTGCTAGCTGGTTGCGCTTCCAAAAAAACAATTACTGAATATAAAGATAGAATTGTAAACGACACAATCATTAAAACAAGAACAGAAGTTTTAGTTGAAAGATTTACTGATACTCTTACTATAAATCAACCTTGTGATAGTTTAGGCAATTTAAAGCCATTTAAGCAACTTATTTCCACTAAGCAAGGTAAAGTATCATTGCAAGGTAAAAATAACGTTATAACAGCTGAAATTGACTTAAAAGCATATAAAGAGATATTAGAAAAAGAATATAAAAGTAAGTTAGATAAAAATACTATTATAAAAGAAAAAGAGGTTATTCGTTATAGAACACCTCTTTGGTTAATTTTACTTTGCCCAATACTTTATGCGCTAGGTTATTTAACGGGTAAGTTTTTGTAGTTTAAGCAAAATTAAAGTAAATAAATATATACGTAATTAATAAACATATAGAAAGTCAATTAAACGTTGATTAAAACAACAATTAACAATTAAATTAAATCGAAATGAACAAAATCGAAAACGAAGAGTTAGAGTTATTGAAAAAAACGGTAAGTGAAATTAATAACTTACAAATGCAAATTGGTGGTGTAGAAGCACAAAAACACGAATTATTACACGCTATAGCTAATGCTAATGGTGAATTCCAAAAAATACAGAAAGATTTAGAGGAAAAATATGGTAAGGTGTCTGTGAATCTTAACACAGGTGAAATTACTGAAGATGAATCTAATAAGGAAGATTAGTATAGGAAGAGATTATAAAAGTGACGCTATGCACTATTCTGTTGGGCAGGAAGTGTATGGCGGTCATTTTATAATAAATATAATTGAAGAAGAAAATAAGTATTCAATATATATAGAAAAAAATAATGAAGTATTGCCTTGGAAGGATTTTAATAAAAACATGGCAATCGCAGTTGAATATGATTTAGAATATTAATGAAATCATTATATAATTTTATAGTAGAGCCACTAGGCAACAGATACACAAATAAAAAAGATATAGATGGTTCTGAATTAATACTAAATACAGAACTGCACAACCATAGCTACTCTAACAGAATTGCAAAAGTTTTAGCAGTACCAACAGAAATAGCTACAGAAATAAAAGTTGGTGATGAGATTATAGTTCACCACAATGTTTTTAGACGATTTAAAGACATTAGAGGCAACGAAAAAAATAGTAGAAGCTATTACAACGAAAACATTTATTTTGTTGGTATAGACCAAGTTTTTGGATATAGAAAAGAAAATGAAATATTCAAAGCTTGTAAAGGTTTTAACTTTATTAAGCCACTAGCAGAAGACAAAATGTTTTCTATAAATTTTGAAAAAGAAGGAATAGGTGTTTTAGTTTATAAAGATCCGGATTTAGATAAATTAAAAATAGGTTCATTAGTAGGATTTAAACCTGGTGCTGAATATGAGTTCGTTATAAATAATCATAAATTATATAGAGTTCCTACCAAATCAATTACAATTAAATATGAATATCAAGGAAACGAAAAAGAATATAATCCTAGCTGGGCATAAAGCGGTTGAAGAATTAATTAAAGTAGCTAAGGAAAAGATTGTTGACTCAGATGATGATATATCAGCTGATAGATTAAAAAACGCAGCGGCTACTAAAAAGCTAGCGATATTTGATGCTTTTGAGATACTAAATAGAATAAGTGATGAGCAGAATGCTTTAGATGATAAACCTAAAGAAGTGGTCACCGCTCAAACCGTTAAAGGTTTTGCTGAAAAAAGATCTAAATAATGTACGAGCAATCATTATATAGTGTTATAACTCCCATAAGAGAAAATACCATATCTAGACTTAATAAAAGTAAGAAGTGGGAATATGGTTATAATAAAGAACACGACGTGGTAGTAATAAGCAAGACTGGTCAAATTGGTGAAATTTATAACATACAAAATTTAAAAATAGCTTTACCAAAAGCTCCTTCTAAAATTGAAAAAAGTATAAATAAATGGAAACCAACAGAATATCCGAAAGAGCTTAAAACTATATCTAGTATTTTTGACTGGAGAGAACTTCCGGAAAAAGTTCAAGAAAAATGGGAACCTTATATTGACGAGGAATTTAAACGCAGGGATGACGGTCATTGGTTTTACAATAAAGATGTTCCAACATATATAACCGGTACCCACTACATGTATTTACAGTGGACCAAAATAGACGTAGGGCATCCTGATTTTCGTGAAGCAAATAGATTGTTTTTTATATTTTGGGAAGCTTGCAAGGCGGATAATAGATGTTATGGAATGTGCTATCTGAAAAACAGGCGATCTGGTTTTTCTTTTATGGCGTCAAGCGAAACCGTAAATCAAGCCACTATTTCAAGTGACGCAAGATTTGGTATATTATCAAAGTCTGGTAGTGATGCTAAAAAGATGTTTACAGATAAAGTAGTTCCAATTTCAGTAAACTACCCGTTTTTCTTTAAACCAATACAAGACGGTATGGATAGACCTAAAACAGAATTAGCTTATAGGGTTCCAGCATCTAGGTTGACAAGAAAATCAATACAAAGTAAAAATAAAATAGAAATATTAGAAGGTCTTGATACCACAATCGACTGGAAGAATACAGGAGATAACTCTTATGATGGTGAAAAATTAAGATTATTAATACACGATGAGAGTGGCAAGTGGGAAAGGCCTGATAATATATTAAATAACTGGCGGGTAACAAAAACGTGTTTACGATTAGGATCTAGAATTATAGGTAAGTGTATGATGGGATCAACATCGAATGCTTTAGATAAAGGTGGTACTAATTTTAAAAAATTATATACAAGCTCAGATGTTACTAAGCGAAATAAAAACGGGCAAACAGCTTCTGGTTTATATTCATTGTTTATACCAATGGAATGGAATTACGAAGGGTTTATTGATGAATATGGACAACCAGTTTTTAATACACCTAAAAAAGAAGTTGTAGGACCTTTCGGAGAAGTAATAGATATAGGAGTTATAGAGCATTGGGAAAATGAAGCAGAAGGATTACGAGGCGACCAAGATGCTTTAAATGAATATTATAGACAATTTCCAAGAACAGAAGAACATGCTTTTAGAGACGAGGCTAAAAACAGCATATTTAATTTAGCTAAAATATACGAGCAAATAGATTACAACGAAGATTTAGGTAATTCCAATGTAATTACAACTGGAAGTTTTCAATGGGTAAACGGTATTAAAGACTCTAAAGTAATATTTGTGCCTAACCCTAGCGGTAGGTTTAAAGTTTCTTGGGTACCTGGTATTAATTTACAAAACAATCAAGTGTTAAGAAACGGTATCAAATACCCTGGTAATGAGCATATTGGAGCGTTTGGGTGTGATAGTTATGATATATCTGGAACTGTAGATGGTAAAGGATCTAAAGGAGCTTTACACGGTTTAACAAAATTAAGTATGGAAGATGCTCCTGCTAATACATTTTTTTTAGAATATGTAGCTAGACCTCAAACAGCAGACATATTTTTTGAAGACGTGTTAATGGCATGTGTATTTTACGGTATGCCTATACTAGCTGAAAATAATAAACCAAGACTTTTGTATTATTTTAAAAGAAGAGGATATAGAGGTTATTCAATGAATAGACCTGATAAGATTTGGAACAAATTATCACCAGCCGAAAAAGAAATAGGAGGAATACCAAACTCAAGTGAAGATATAAAACAAGCTCACGCGGCCGCTATAGAAAGTTATATAAATAGCTACGTAGGATTATTAGAGGATAACACTTATGGTACAATGTACTTTAACCAGACTTTAAATGATTGGGCAGGCTTTGATATTAACAATAGAACAAAGTTTGATGCCGCCATAAGTTCGGGATTAGCAATAATGGCATGCAATAGACATAAGTACCATCCAAAAGCGGATGTACAAAAAAATAAAGTAAACTTAAAAATATCAAAATATACTAATTCAGGTATGTTTTCAAAAATAATAGAAAATTAAAAGTATGGCTAAATCTGTTATAACAAATTATTTTCCAAGCCAAATAGCTAGTGATAGGGAAAAAATGTCAATAGACTACGGTACTTCTGTAGGTAGAGCTATTGAGAACGAGTGGTTTAGTAGCGATAACGGTTATGGTAGATTTAAAAGTAACCAAAACACTTTTCACAACTTAAGATTATATGCTAGAGGCGAGCAGAGTGTTCAAAAATATAAAGACGAATTATCAATAAACGGAGACTTATCTTACCTTAATTTAGATTGGAAACCGGTACCTATTATTCCAAAGTTTGTAGATATTGTTGTTAACGGTATATCTGAAAGACTTTTTGATATTAAAGCGTATTCGCAAGATCCATATGGTGTTGAGAAAAGAACAAAATATATGGAGTCTCTAATAAGAGATATGCAAACAAAAGAATTAAATGAGTTTGCAATACAAGAATTCGGTGTTAATTTATTTGAAAACGATCCAACAACTTTACCAAAAAATAAAGAAGAGTTAGATTTGCACATGCAACTTAGCTATAAGCAACAAGTTGAGCTAGCTGAAGAGCAAGCTTTAAATGTTCTTTTAGAAGGTAATAATTATAGTCTTATTA